TGTCTGCCATGCAGAACCCTCGTATTATGGCGCTGGTGGGGCAGAACCCGATGGCAGGCTCTATCCAGGCCGCTATGATGGCCCATATCAATGAGCATATCGCCTTCCAGTATCGCCGGGAGATTGAAGAGCAGCTTGGTGTGCAGTTGCCAGAGCCTAATGCTGAATTGCCGGAAGATGTGGAAGTGATGCTGTCTAAGCTGGTTGCCGAGGCTTCTAATCGCCTTCTTGCTAAGGATCAGGCAGAGGCGCAACAGCAGCAGATTCAACAGCAGATGCAAGACCCGGTGGTTCAAGCGCAGATGCAGGACGCTCAGAATAAGGCTATGGAAGTCCAGCGCAAGATTGCTAAAGATCAAGCTGACAATATGGCAAAGGCGGATCAGCGGCAAATTGAGCGTGATCGGATTGAGTCTCAGGAGCGTATTGCCGGGGTTAATGCCGGGATCAAGGCATCAAACGAGCGCGACAAGAACATCTTGACTGCCGATAAGAATAAAGCTGATGCAACGCTGGCTGGGTTTAAGGCCGGTCAGGAAATGATGAGGGGCCTCAATGGATCAGTTTGAGGACGGCATTCTTGTTGCGGTGAGGAAGAAAATTCGCGCGACCATGGATCAAATTGCAGACAACATTGCCTGCGGTGGTTGCGTTTCATTTGAGGAATATAAACGCCAGACCGGGATTATCGAAGGTTTGGCGCTTGCGGAACGGGAACTCCTTGATTTACTTGAAAAATATCAGGAGTCCTAAGTATTCATCCCATAGTGGGATGCAGGGCGCTTACCAGCCCTTAATTGGTATGCGATGGGTGTAGTAATGGAATTGGACTATAAGAAGATTGACCTGAATGATTTGAAGTTGGATTCAGGTATTGAAGGTAAGCCGAATGTGTTGCCCGACCCGAAGGGCTACAAGATGCTTATTATTTTGCCAGAGTTTGAGGAAAAGACTTCTGGCGGTGTTCTCCTTCCTGGGCAGGCGCTTGAGCGTGAACAAACCGCTTCTGTGGTTGGGTTTGTGCTGAAGATGGGCGACCTTTGCTACAAGGACGAGAATAAGTTTCCCACGGGGCCTTGGTGCCAGGAAGGGGATTGGGTCGTATTCCGGGCCTATTCCGGTTCCCGCATTAAGATTCATGGCCGGGAGTTTCGTCTAATCAATGACGATACTGTAGAGGCCGTGGTGGATGATCCGAGGGGGATTTACCGCGCATGAGCGACATTGAAGATAAGGACGCCGAGGCGCCTGAATTTGAAATCATTGTGGAGGATGATACCCCGGAGGCCGATAAGGGCCGGGTTGTTGCTCCTGAGCAAACCGAGTCCGACGACGATATTAAGGTCGGGGACGACGAAGCTACACGATACAATAAAGATGTTCAGAAGCGGATTAAGGACTTGTCCTTTAAGGCCCATTCTGAACGCCGGGCCAAGGAAGCTGCTGCCAAAGAACGCGATGAGGCGGTTCGCTTTGCCCAAACTCTTATGGAGAAAAACAAGCAACTAGAGAATCTAAGGGTTTCTCAGGAAACCGCTCTGGTTGAACAGGCAAAGGGCCGGTCTGAATCTCAGATTAGCCTTTTGAAGCGGGCCGCAAAGGAAGCCTTTGAGGCTGGCGATACCGAGAAGTTCATGGAGTTTAATGAGCAACTTCAAAGGTCTATCGTTGAGAATGAACGGTATAAAGGTTATCGGGCGCCGGAGCCTGAAGCCCAAGTTCATCAACTTCCTCCCCCACCGCCAAAGCCAGATGCCAAGGCCGAGAAATGGTATGAGGCCAATAGTAATTGGTTCCAGGCCGAAGGTGATCTGGAAGAAGAAATGACCGCTTATGCTTTCGGTGTGTCAGACATTCTAAGAAAAAAAGATGTTGACCCCCGTTCTGATAAGTATTATGAAGAAATTGACGCTAGAGTTCGTCAAAGATTTCCCGAATACTTTGGGAAACAGTCTGAGTCGGTAAGTTACGCGACGACTAAGGCTCCATCGGTAGTGGCCCCCGCTGGTCGGGCGGTCAAGAATGCTACCCGCCAAGTGCGTATATCTGAGTCCACCATGCGGTTTATCCGCAAAGCTGGAATCACGCCCCAACAATACGTTGAGCAATACATGAAGGATAACCCCAATGGCTGATCGCACTCCCCGTTCCCTTGATCTCCGTGAGAATGCGGAGCGCATTAAGGCTTGGGCGCCCCCTTCAATTCTGCCTGATCCAACCCCGCAAGAAGGATATACTTTCCGCTGGATTCGCATTGGATACGCTGGCCAATCAGATAAGATCAACGCTTCGGCTCAATTCCGGCAGGGCTATGAACCTGTCCGTGCAGAGGATCACCCGGAGTTGCAAATTCGGCCAGATAAGGGCGAGTATGAAAATAATGTCGTTATTGGCGACCTTATTCTTTGTAAAGCGCCAACGGAAATTATCAAACAGCGGCAGGCTCATTATCAACGACTCACTGATTCTCAGATTGAGGGTGTGGATAATAGTCTATTCAGTCAGAATGATCCTCGTGCGCCGCTGCTCCGTGCTGAACGGGCATCAAGCGTCATGAGGCACCGTTGATATGGGAATGGTCCTGTATCAATTCTCAATTTTTTTCTGAAAGGAAAAGTAGATGGCTCTTACATCTGCTCCGTATGGGCTTCAGCCCATTAACCTTTTGGGTGGGCAAGGCTTTGCTGGTTCGACTCGGTTGTATTCGATTCCGTCCGGCTTGGCTGTGAACATTCAAACTGGTGATCCGGTTATTGTCGTTAATACTGGCTCCACGCGCGGCACGATTACCCGCATGAACACCACCACGACTGCTACTACCGTGACTTCCACGGGCGGTGGCTTTGGTTTTGTTGGTGTGTTTGTGGGCTGCACCTACACCGATCCGGTGTTTGGTAAGATTTTCCGTCAAACCTATGTTTCTGGTACGGTTGCTTCGGACATTCAGGCTTATGTCGTGGATGATCCTGACGCCATGTTCCAGATTCAGGCTGATGGTTCTCTTGGTCAGACTGCGCTTGGTTGTAATGCGTCCCTGATTCAAACGCGCGCTGGTAGTTCTGGTTACTTCGCTTCTGGCCTTGCGTTGCAGGCTTCGAGCGTTGCCACCACTGCCACGCTTCCGCTGCGAATTGTGGATTATGTAACCATTGGCGATGCCTTTACTGATGTGGTGGTGCGTATCAACACCCACTTCCATCGGTCAGGCAATACCGGCATTGCCGGTACAGCGGCGTCGTAAGGAGGGCTGAGATATGGCTATTAGTCGCGCACAGCTTCTTAAAGAACTGCTGCCGGGTTTGAACAAGCTGTTTGGCTTGGAATATAACCGCTATGGTGAACAGCATAAGGAAATCTACGAGGTGGAAACCTCGGAGCGCGCCTTTGAAGAAGAAGTGAAACTTTCTGGCTTCGGGGCCGCGCCCGTGAAGAACGAAGGTATGCCGATTGCGTATGATAACGCGCAAGAAGCGTTCATTTCTCGCTACAACCACGAGACGATTGCCCTTGGTTTCTCCCTCACGGAAGAAGCCTTTGAGGACAATCTGTATGAAAGCCTCTCGATCCGCTACACGAAGGCCCTGGCTCGCGCTATGGCTTACACGAAGCAGATCAAGGCCGCTGCCCTGCTTAACAATGGTTTCACCACCTACCAGTCTGGTGACGGTGTGACCATGTTTAACACGGCGCACCCGCTGGTTGGCGGTGGCGTCAATAGCAATCGTCCTACGACTGGCGCAGATTTGAATGAAACCTCCCTTGAGGCGGCGGTAATTCAGATGAGCCTTTGGACGGACGAGCGCGGTCTGCTGATTGCAGCCAAGCCGCGTAAGCTGATTGTCCCGACGCAGCTTCAGTTCACCGCTACTCGCTTGCTGGAAACGGAACTCCGTGTCGGCACGGCGGATAACGATATTAACGCGCTGAAGAACAACGGTTCTATTCCTGAAGGCTATACGGTCAATTACTTCCTGACTGATCCGAATGCTTGGTTCCTTAAGACTGACGTTCCGAATGGCATGAAGCACTTTGTTCGTGTGTCTCAGGAAACCAAGAGTGACGGTGATTTCGACACGGGTAACATTCGCTGGAAGGCTCGTGAGCGGTATTCCTTCGGAGTCTCGGACGCTCTCGGCATCTTTGGAAGCCCAGGAAGTTCGTAATAAAATCAAGTAGTTAAACATTGGAGAGCCCCTAATTTGGGGCTCTCTTTTTTTGTCTTGACAATTTAATACAAAAATTTGTAGTTTCAGCCCATCGCCAATCATCATACGGAGATTGAAAATGAAGGGCAAATTTATCTACAAAATCATCAATACGGTTAATGGGAAATTTTATGTAGGAAGCACTACAAATTCCTACGAACGATTTAGAAATCATAGGAAAATGCTTCGCGGGTCCAGGCACCATTGTAAGCATTTGCAGGCATCATGGAATAAATATGGTGAAGATGCTTTTGTTTTTACAATTGTTAAAACTCTAGATAATGATGCAAATTTATTTGCGGCCGAAGAATCATGGCTGAATGAGCATTTCGGCAAGCCCTACTGCTACAATTCTGGAAAATCGGCCTACGCCCCCATGAGGGGGCTTATGGGGCCGGATAATCCATCATTTGGGAAAATTATTTCTCAGGAACAGCGAGAAGCCATATCTCAAAAACTAAAAGAATTTTATGCTGCTGATCCGGCCAATCATCCTCGTTATGGAAAGCGCCATACACCCGAGACTATTGAGAAAATTAAACTCAGCAGAAAGGGAAAAATGGCAGGGGAAAACCACTATAGGTATGGGAAAACCCTATCAGATGAAGTGAAGCAGAAAATTAGTGCCGCCCAGAAGGGCGCTAAGCGCGGCCCAAAGATCATCACAGAGGAGGGCCGTCGCCGTATAGCTGAGGCTGCGGCACGGGGTAGCTACAGCCACCAAAAGGGCAAGAAGCGTCCCCAGGAGATTATTGATAAAATCAAAAAGAAAATTCGGGCGCTACCAGAAAACATAGTTTTCAATTCGGTGAACGAGGCGCTTGCTTATTACAACATCAAATCCCCTACCCTCAACCGGTCAATTAAGACCGGCAAGCCAATCAAGAAGGGAAGGTTGACCGGAGTTAGTTTTCAATACGCCTGAAGAAAGGGGGCTTCGGCCCCCTTTTTTATCAATAAAGACCTTGCTTTTATTTTTGAAACCACACTATAAGCAAGTAACCGGGTTTAACTCGTCATACCAACTGCCCCGGCAGACAAGCACAGATGGTATGATTGTTGTGCAGGAGTTTTAGCGATGGCGTTCACGACATTTTCTGGTCCAGTACGTTCCGGCCCTAACAGGGAAGGCGCTGGCCGCAATACTGGTCTTGTTGTTCTTACTCAGTCTTATGACACTGGTGTTGTCACGGCTGCTGTCGGTAACGTAGATGCTCAGATGGGTATTCTGCCGCAGGGTTCACAGATTGTGAACATTCTCATAGATCAGGTTGTTGTTCCGGGTGGTTCTTCCACTTCCACGATTTCTGTTGGTAATGCTTCTGGTGGCGCTCAGTTGTCGGCGGCTGTAGTAACCACGGCTGGTGGTCGCTTTACTGGCACTACAACGGCTGCAACGCAGCTTGCTTGGCAGACCTCCACTACGGCTGATACCCCGCTGTGGGTGCGTTATGCGGTGGGTACGGCTGCTGGTGTTGGTCGTGCGATCATCACGGTTGTTTATGTCCAGCGTACCGAAACTGGCGCTCAGAATCCTCCGTCTAGCTTGTAATGGTTTGAGGGGGGCTTATGCCCCCTTCTTTGGATTAGGAGAGATATAATGCGTCCTGCTGTTTATACAGTTACGGGAACCCAGCAATCAGATGTATATACGCCTAGTGAGCGTGTGACCCCCTTTAATGTGGGTCTTGGCGTTACGGTTACTGGCACCAGCAACTATACTGTCCAATATACCTTTGATAATGTGTTTGCATCAAACTACAGCCCGGCATCGGGGAATTGGGTCAACCATCCATCATTGACGGGGCTTACTGCTTCGGCTGATTCTAATATCGCGTATCCGGTTCGGGGTATTAGGATCATTGCAAACTCTGGTGCTGGCTCTGCAAGGTTGACGGTTATTCAGGCTGGCGGCGGAAAGGGGTAAGCCATGAGTATTTCTTCATCCATTACTGGCGGTCCTGCTAATAGTGATGCGGCGCAGGTTTTTAGCCTTCTTTCTGTGATTGCGAATCCTGAAAGCTATAAT